CCATGGCCATGAAGTACACGCGGTTCTGGTAGCAGAAGCGATCCTTCACCCAGCCAATGCCGTTGAAGGTCAGCGTCTTGTGGCCACCGGCCAACTCGAGCGTGTTGTTGTAACGCTTGTCCGGCGTCAGCAACTTGACGTACGAGTTGTAGGTCGGGAACGACGAGAGCAGCAACTCCACATTGGCGTTGTTGATTTCTTCGGCGTCCGAGATGGCCTGCTGCATCAGCTCTTCAGTCAGCGGACGGTTACCCGCGCCACCGTTGTCGAGCACGATTGCCTTGTTGAAGTCTTGCGTCGAGGCAATGCCTTGGAAGAACGTGGTCGAGGTAACCACGTCGCTTTCCGCAGCCGACTGTTGCGAGCCGCTACCGACCATACCGTTCAACGTACCCGTGTCCGAGAACACGCCGCCAATACCCATCATTTCACGGCGGTAAGCCGTGTCGCGGATGGGTTGAGCAGCGGTCGGAGTTGCGGTCGAAGAAGCGCGCACAATCCAATCGCCAACTGCGGAGCTGGCAGTGAACGTAATCGCGCTACCAGTCGTGCTATTAGCGGTGATGGTTACATCCGATCCGCTAACAGCCACTTGGTCTACAACGATCACATAGTTGCTGGCATCCCAAGCAGAGGCAACGCCAGCGTTATTGAACTTGGCCAGACGCATACCGCTCTCGATGTACTTGTCGAGCGTACCGGCGGCGCGAGTGGTCGCAGCGCCTTCAATCGACGAGTTCACCTTAAGGGTCAGCGTGGTGGTGGAACCAGCCGTCTTGACTTCAGCAATACGACCCGAACCGTCATTGTGGACCTGACGAGAGCGGTCGATCATGATGTCGTCAATGATGCCTTCCATCTCGATCTGCATCGCTTCGGCATAGGCACCACCGTTGGTCTTACCGTGACGGATGGTGTCGCCGTCCAAAGCGATACGAGCCATACCCTTACGGGTGATGGTCGAGTAGGTAGCAGCATTCTGCGAACCAGGGTCAGGGATCAAGCCACCGTAGCCCACGTTGTTGAGGCCGGTCGAGCGGCCATAACGCACGGGGAATACGATGAAACGGCCCGAGACCGCTTGGGTCGGACGCTTGTCGATCATGCTCAAGAGCACGTTCGAGTTGTTGCGAGCGTCCGGCAGGAGTTGAAGGAAGTAGTTAGTTAGGAGATGGTCGTAATACGCTTGTCCTGATGCGTACTTTACGCCGTTGTCGGCTGTCACAGACATGGATCAGTCCTTAGTTTGGTTGTGAGCTACTGCACACCGTTCTTTAGCTGGCTCACGAAGTTCTTAAAGCCTGAGCGCCACTGTCCACTCTGCAGCTCCTTGGCGGAAGGCTTCTGAGGAGCGTTGCTAGTGAGGCCAGGGGTGCCGGCTGTAGGCGGGATACCAGCTAGTTGGGATGTGTTTGCAGCCCGTTGGTCACGTTGCGAAGACATGAAGTCGGAAAGCATGTCGGCTTGCATCGCGTGCAGCTCGGCAGCAACCTCCTCCAGCGGCTTATTGGGGTTAGCCATTTGGTAAGCCGCGACCACAACCTCCGCTTGTTCCCGTGCCTTCGCGTTGCCTTGGTATAGCGGCATTGCTCCAACCACGGACTTGATGCGATCCATGTGCGACTTGGTGGTCAACTCGTCGCGGAACTTTGTGAGATCCGCGAGCTGGCTCTGGATTCGCATGAGATCTGATCTGGTCTGCTTGGTGACAGGATCCAGATCGGAGTCATCGAAACTTGCATCGGTTTGTCCAGCCCCGATCGGGCGCCCGTGCAGTTGAGACGCACGTCTCTGTACTTCTGCAAGAGCTGCTTCGGGGTTGGTTCTCATCAGAGTCTCCATCTGCTGGGCGAACTCGATAGCGCCGGCATGCTGCTGCTTCAGCGAGTTCGCTTCCTGCAAACGTTTCTCTGCGGCAGATGCCATCTGTGCGCTGCGGCGCAAGTCGGCAACTGTCGTGTCCATTTCGCGGCCATCCACCTTCAAGCGGACGACTGCATTGTCTTGTGCGTAGTTGATCGGAGCTGCGGGTTGTTGCGGTTGTTCGCTCACGGGATCACCTCATATCCGGCTGCGGCTGCACGAGCGTTGGCTTCGCTGCGGCCTTGGTTCTGAACGGGGGACGCAAGTTCATTGGCACGTGTCTCGCCTTCGATCTGGGCACGCTTGGTGTCGCGAGGGCGACGCCACAGCCAACGAGGCTCAACCGTGAACGAACCAGGCTTGCCGGCGACCATAGATACCGGCAGGGTCGTACGCTGACCGTAGTAGCGCAAGCAGACTTGGCACACGACGTCTTCGTACCACGGAGCTTCGTGCTTCGGCTTGTAAGCCGAATTCCACTCATTAGGCCCAACCACGCCACGATTGGGGTTGATCTTCAGGTACACACCATGCGACGGTTGGCCTTCAGGGTGCGGAACGCGGCACTTGACGAAGAACGTGTAGATCTCGTTCTCCTTGGCCTTCTCTGCTTCAGTGCGCTCCTTGATCTCCTTGGTCGTCTTCTCGAGCAAGGACTCGACGTTGTACGCCTCGATCTCGTTCTCACCCTCAATGGGGAACAGAGGCGTTAGGCGTGCCGTGCTCTCAGCGACAGCAGCGCGGGATGACGACAGCTCCTTGAGCTGTGCGCCAATGGATGCAGCGTCAGCGTGTTCTTCACGCTTCATGCTGCGGGGTTTGATGGGGTTTGTTTCGGTCATAACTTAGAAAGTAGGTTGGGACGCTTGGCCTTTTTGGCCTGGGGTGCCTTTGACTGCTTCAGCCATTTGCATGGCTTGCATCTGGGCTTGCTGGATGAACATTTGATGCTTCTTCCAGTGGTCGGTGATGAGCGCCTGCGTCTGTACAGAGAGTCGCTTGAACTCTGGCGTGTACATGTAGGCGATGAGCACGGCGGATTCCTTGACGTGGTCTTCCCATTCCATGACGGGATAGCCTTCGTCGCCGTACTTCAGCGGATCCTTGATCATCTCTTGGATCTCGCGTTCTTGGTTACGCTCGGCTTGTAGTGTGCGCTTGATGAACTCGTCGCTCGTGTTGTAGTGCAAGCCCTTCAAGATCAACGCTCGTGTCTGATCGTCGAACTGTGGGTTGAATGCACCAGCCTGCAAGGCGTCGAGCATCTCTTCGCGGCCAGAGGCCACGGTGTCTGCAACCGACGGATTGCCAACGATAACAAAGTCGTTGAGCAGATCAGCGCCGCTGAACTCCTGCACAACCCACTCGTTGTCTTCGCCGAGGTAGCGCATCAAACGCTTCTCGCCGTAGTACAGCTTGCCGAGCGCAAGCGAGATCTTGCCGGCGTCGCGAACGGTACGCAGCGTGGACTTGCCTGGAACGGTTAGCGTGATGAAGCGCTCTTCGTTGATGGCACGCACTGCACTGCCGGAACGGAGCTGGCCAGGCAGTCCTTCGGCGTTGATCTCGGATTGCGCAGCGGCCTTGTTGAGGTCGGCTTCGCACGTGTCCATGAACCGCGCAACATCCGGCGGGATCTGCGGCGGCGGACCATGCTGCACCTTGAACGAGGACACCTCGTTGACTTGGTAGATGCGACCACCGCCAACAGGCATGTTGTTCGTGTCGATGCCGGACTGATCGCCAACGTAGGTGTTGGGCAGACCGAACGTCTCCATGAACTGCATCATCACCGTGCGCGATGCGTTCAAGTAGTACTGCGGTCCAATCAAGTCTTCGACGAGCGACGCGCCCCAGAACCGGCCCATGTGAGGGCACCAGTCGTCCTTGACGTAGGGGATGTGCGCCCAGCCTGTACGATCAGCAGCGTAGGGGTTGTCGAGACCACCGGCGCGATTCAGGTTGAGGATGCGGCCACCGGCGTACACAACGCGCATACCCTTGGGGTATTGCTTGCTGGGGCGCTGCCAAAGCTCAACGTACTGCGTGCGCTTGCCGCGCTTGTCTTCCGGCTGTGCCCAGTCAACGAGCGACAGACCAGACCCGTTCGACATGAACGCGATGGCTTCTTCGTAGTTGCGCAGACCAGCGTCTGCTTCCATCGGCTGGATGTCTTTGGGGTCGATATCGAATCTCTCCGCGATACGGTCGATGTCGACGTAGTGCTTCTCTGCGAACCACTGACATCCCATCATCTGCGCGTCGCGGCTGCTGCTATCCTGGAACGCGGCAAACGGCGACAGGACGCTAAAGCTGATATCGCCTGATGCATAGTCCTCGAATAGACCTGCTTGGTCTTTCTCTGTGCGCATAGCCTTCGTGAGCATCTGCTCAGGAATCACGCGCTTGGTTTGAGCATCGCTGAGATAGAAACGATCCGGCTCGCCCTTGAAAGGATCCCATTGGACCTTAAGGAACGAAGTGCCGCACACGGCCTTCCACAACGTGGCCATCGTGAGATGCCACTCGAAGTCCGTCACTTCGCGGATGTGGTCAAAGACCTTCTCCGATAGCTGCGCTAGTTCGCGGTCGCGGCTAGTGCCGGTGGGCGGACGAACGCGGAACTTCGCATTGACCGCGAGCACTTTCGCGCAGGCAGCGAGCGTGCGTGAGCGGATGAGGTTGATCTTGTACTGGATCGCTTCGTCGGGGTTATCGAGCGCAGCGTCGTAGAGCTTGCCCTGCTCGAAGAAGAAGCGTTGCTTTCCTGACCAGAAGGCGACGTTGGAGATCCACGACTCTTCGAGTGCGAGTCTTTCAAGACGTGATTCATGCAGACCGACACGCTTGTCGATCATCTGAATCAAGTCACCTTCGTTGGTATTGATCATCCCGCTCCTGCTGGGCGACGTGCCATGTATGCTCGCGCAATCGGCTCAGTCGAGACCTTCTCTCGATCTGTGATCTCCATAGCTCCAGCAACCGAAGCGGCTTGTGGCTTCTCTGAGAGCGCGAGCATCGCTTTCATAAGGTCGCGATTCTGCTCTGCCAAGCGTAGGTTTACGCGCACAAGTGACCAGCACACTGCCACAATAGGCAATGCGCACATCAGCGCGGTCATCACCAACACTCCGAACTCCCAGCCATTCAACATGTCAGTTGCCATTGAAGAGACGCCTCTTGGGTCGTGGCGCAGATTGACGTTGGTCGTACCGCGCCCAGTAGCGTTCTGATTCCGTCTTAGGCATTGCTGGCTCAGGACGCAATAGGCCACGTGTCCATGACTGATCACGGACAGCGAGTGCAATGCCATATGCAATTACCATGTCATCGTGACCGCGAGACTCCATCTCGCCCTTGCCGTTCCAGCGCTGATCGCGCAATTCGTACAGCAATTCCTCGTCATAGATGACACAGTTGTCATCGAACGCACGCTTGATGCGGTCGATGAGAAGAGGCTTGGTTGTGCTGTTTGTGTGCCAGCCAAGCACCTCGGAAACTTGTTTGGAAATCGTGTCTTGGCGCTGGCGCTTGTAGATCTTCTTGTAGCCCTTGTTGATGGCTTCCATGCAAGCGGTGTAGCCGTGGGCTGAAGGATAGGTCTCGAACGCGAGCAGCGCTTCGTTGTAGTACCACGACAGCCAGGCGCACTTCGGCCCCCACACGTGCGGGTCATCGCGCTCTTTCCAGCGTGCGACCATCTCGCAGGTTTCGCCTTCGATCACGACTGCAACAGCGAAGTCGCCTCGAGCAAGTCCGCCGGCGGTGTCGGACGCGCACACATACTTGCGGCCCTCTTCAGGATCTTTCCAGATCTGAAGTCCCCCGCGTGCGTAAGGCTCGAACTTGAAGTTCATTGAGCTTCCACTCTCATGCTGCCGACGAACTTGGGTTGATTGTCGCGAGCCTTCGCGAGCAAGTAGTCGATCTTCTCGATGTCGAACACAGGCCGTCCAGTTGACATGAACGCGAGCTGTGGGCGCGAAGGATACTCTTGGTTGAACAGCGCGAGATCGTTGGCGATCTCTTTGTCTTGGATCTTCTGCCGGCGCCACAGCAGTTGATCGATGCCAACGCTTTGCAGGCCAACGTTCATGCGCACGAGCTTGGACTTCTTTTCAGGAGCGCAGGTCTTGATCGTGAATGACCCGTCTGCGTTGAACACCAGCTTGCGCCCTTGTTTGACCACCACGCTCACCCACTTGTCAGCAGGCGTGAAACGGCGGATGTAAGTTTGCTTGACAAGCCAGCGCTCTTCTTCGTCGAGCGATGCGTTCACTTGCTCGAGGAGCTTGGCGGGGATCTCGCGATTGGATCCGTACGTGCGCGTCCAGCGGTACTCGTCGTGTTCCCACCAGGCGAAGAAGACGGCGTGCCACGGATCGTTGCGCTCTAGCAGGTTGACGTCGCGCTGCTTCCACGCACGCCAAAAGTCATCACGGAATTTCCCTTGGTCGCCATTCGCGGTGGACTCGTCGAATCCGTACGTACCTGGCAATGTAGGCAGAGAGGCCATCACACCAGCTTGCTTGCGTTCTGCGTCGGGCCAGTGCGCGGTTTCTGACAAATGCACCATTGTCCTCGTTCCGCCCCGCCCTGGCTCTGGAGTTTCTGCGGACGTTACGTGGATCTCGCCTCGGATCGGGTCTGTCCATACAAGTGAGCTGGTTGCTTTGGACTTCATCTTGAAGTCCCATGTCACGGGTTCGTTGGTCTGCTGGTTGTACGTCTTGACCATGGACGTACGAGCGGTATCTGCGATTTGCAGCAAGAGCTTCGAGCGGTCTTTGTTGTCGGCGATGATCAGTCCGCGAAAGTTCTTCTCGCGCAGGAGCTTCTCGAACATGCACGCCTGCACGTACGTGGAGAAGCCCATCTGGCGAGCTTTGAGGATGATGATGCGCACCGGCACACCAGCCATCTCCATCTGCATGATCCACGACTCAAGCCGGCGCTGTGCGCGGTTGAGCTTCAGTGGATGGATCTTGCCGGCCTTGTCGCGGATGGGGAAGTAGCGCTCGATCCACTCACGGCGCGAGAGGCGCGTGCGCACGAGCGACACGCCTGACTCCGAGCGAACGAACTCAGGCGCGGGAGCGCTGTCACCGTAGACACCGAAGTTGCGATCAAACAGCCCCGAGTACAGGTAGTTGTCACGTACCTGCACATCCTCGCTGGTTTCGTCAACGCGCTTTTGCAGCGCGGAGAGATCGGCAGCTTTGGGTGCTTTGAACGCCACGTGTCACTTTTGGACGGTCTGCTGTAGCGACTGGGCACGCTCGAACATTGAGTTGATCATCGCGGCCATGCGACCATCAATCTCTGCGATGCCACTGAGCATCTGGTCTACCTGTTCATTGAACTGCTGCGTGGCCTTGCGGCGCTCTTCCAGCAGATCAACGATGGCGGACACATGCTGCGAGCGAGCAAGTGAGTTGAAGCGGTACGAGCGGCGGTTGCGCTCGCGTGCTTTGTTGAGGTGGTACTCGCACATGCGTGTGTCATCGTGCACCGGCTTGGCGCACTGCACGCACTTGCCGCCTTCCTTCATGCGCTGGCGATATTCGCGCATGTACTGGCGGAGGCGTTCACGACGGTCGAGATCAGAGATTTGTGTGTTGTTGCTCATTGGACTGGTGGCCGACGACTCATCGCCGCCGGCCAAGATTCTCTGCCAGTCCCTCTACACAGAGAGTCCTGGCTGACGGTACTTCAGCGCATTGACTTGCTGCCACGGCAGCGCCACTTCTTGCGCGACAAGTTGTTGGGAGAGTTGGGGTCTGACTTCCAGTCCCCACCGATCTTGGCGGATCGAGCGCAGTAGGCATCGCCCTTGGGGGTGCCAGGGCGAATCTCGGAACCAGCCTGCCCGTACTTCACGGTGCGGGTGCGACCAGTCTTGGCGGAGGTGACCTTTTTCGAGAAACGCTTCTTCATGGGCGAGCCTACTGCGCACTTCCTAGGGATGGGGGCTTGACTCTTACGACGCGAATCGTACACTGCCGACCAGTCCCACGCAAGATAGTTTTATGGCAAAATCAAAATGGAGCAGTATGACCACACAACTATGGCGCAACCCTGAAGTTGCATCGTTGAGCATGGAGGCTCGCGGTCTGTTCATGGAGCTGGTCATGTGGCAGCTCGAGCAAGGCTTCATCCCCGACGACCCGCTGTACTTTGAGCGGCTGTACGGTCGATTATGCTCGACTGACTTTCATGCGTCATGGGCCGAGGTGACGGGCATCTTGGCTCGGACGGACAAGGGCTTTGTGTCGCCGTTCGTGGCGCAGGTCATGGAGGCTGAGAGCCAGGCGAAGGAAGAGGCTCGGCAGCGCCAGTCGAAGAAGCGCAGCAAGGATGCGAAGTCCTGTCACGCCGTGTCACGCGTGACATCGCGTGACCTTCCTCCCCCCTCTCCCTCTCCTCTTCTTTCCCCCACACCCCCTATTAACTCCTCTCCCCTCACCCCCTCTCCATCCTCTCCCGAGGGGGCCGAGCCAAAAGTCTCGGCGGCGACCCAGCGTGAATTTCTCGACTGGTGGAAGGCACGCTGGAAGCAGGCACGGGGGACCGAGTACCTGATCCAAGCCAAGGACGCGGTGAGCGCCAACAAGCTCCTCAAGGCTGCGTCGATGGACGAGGTGAAGCGCAGGGCCGAGCTGATGCTTGACCATCAAGACGCCTGGATGGCCGCTAGGGCGTCGTTGACCACCTTGTTGGGCCAATGGAACCAACTGGTCGCCAAGTCCCCGCAGAACGCAGCACAGCGCGTTACAGTGGGTCAGCCTCCGCGCAGTTCCGATGACGAATTGCGCGACGAATGGGAAAAGTGGAACTCGAGGGTACGCAATGCGATTCCTCCGTGGGTAGGCTCAGAGCAGGCCAGGCAGGACATCGAGATGCTTAAGGAAATCTGGAGGAAGAAGAATGCAGCAAAGGCAGCGTCCACCTGACGTGTGGATCATCGTCTACCACAGCCAGGCTTACGGCCCATTCGAGACGCGGCTAGACGCCTGTGATGCGGCAGCTAGGCGCTGGGGAACGGAAGGAGACTGGGAGCCACGTTTGCTGAATCCCAGTCTGACCAACACTTGCATGACGGTGCGCAAGGCACCGCCGCAAGTCACTCCGCCTTCTTGACTTCGGCGAGCTTGGCAGCAACGACAGGTTGCAGCTTCGAGGCTGCTTCCTTCACGCCGTATGCGCCTTGGCCGGCCATCACCACTTCCCACGGGATGATGATGCCGATCTTCTCGAGCAGCACTTTCAGAATGGGCAGGAGGATGCTGACCCACCAGGTCGAGCTACCAACGATCTTGGCAAGGATGGCTTGGATGTTCATGGGAGATTCAGTTGCGGAGGCGGAGGTTCTTTAGGCTCGGAGATTTGCGCCTCAATCATCTTCGAGACCAGCTTCTTGGCTCGCGCCTGTTGTAGCATCTCGATGGCCTTCAGCACATGCGTGGGCCGGCGAGACGTTTTCAGGATGCGCGTAATCGTACGTGACACCATGTACTCGGCTTCCGCTTCAGAGAGCGGGATGCCGGCGTCGAGCTTCTTCTCGATCTCAGCGATGCGTTCAAGGAAGCTCGTGTCGGCTGCACCGACATAGCTGCTTTGGTCGCCCTGTCCGCCGTTGCTATCAGGTCTCACCCAGATGTGCTTTCTGCCTTGCATGCGCCTATCGTAGTCTTGCCGGCCACGTGAGTTGCTGTAACGCATGAGCGCGTCGGCGTCATCAAGACTCATATTGGGCACGTAAGGCTCATCCGACGTTAGGTCGTCGCCCTTCGTGCCCATGATCAGCGACCCATGCCGCCGCTCTTCATCTTCATGGCGCTGCCAGTCTTAGCGCCCTTCGGCATCATAGCCTTCTTCGCAGCACCGCCAGCTTTTGCCGCCGGCATGCGCTTGGGGCCAGAAGCCTTACCCATCATTTTGCCGCCACTCTTGCAGGATGAACCCTTCATATCACTTCCTTTTGGTTTTACCGCTGATACGCATGGCACCGGCAGGTGACCGCGCTGCGGAGTTCGACTTGCGCTCGCGCATTCGCTCGCGCCGTTCGTAGCCACGCGACTCACCGCGCTCGTGACGCGGACCCTCGCCTTGTTCGTACTTGCCTTCGCGTTTGGCGTGTGCCATCAGTACGCTCCGTACTTGTTCATTTGCTGGGACGTGTACATCGCTCCAGCGCTCGGCCCCATGCCGAAGCCCTGGCGACGGTAGTTCTTCATACTGCGCAGCATCTGCTCACGCGCATACAGCCCAACCTTGGGGTCTGTGCGATAGCGCGGCGATGCGCCTACCGGCATCTGCGGCTGCGGGGTAGCACCGAACGGCGACTTGCTGGTGAAGCCGTACACCTCTTGCATGTAGCTGTTAGGCTTCGACTCGTAGTAGTCCTTGTTCTTCATCACCAGGCTCCTTGTAGGCTAGCGTACAATGACACCGCCTGTAAGTACGCATCTTTTTGCGTAGTCGTCATGGTCTGGCCAGTAGCCAGCTTGTTCGTGTCCTCGAACGGGTCAGCGCCAAGATCAAAGAATGCGTCTGAGTTCGTAGGAGTAACTGCTGCCCAGACACCAGGCGATGTCTCGGTCATGGCTGTGAAGCCTGCGACCCCTACTTGGCTGAAGCGTACGAGTTTGTAGTACGCATTGTTGTAGCGTACGACAACGGCTCTGGTGCCGGTGACGGTGGCGTAGAGGTTGGGCTTGTTGGGAGAGAACTTGTCGATCAGCAGCGACGTGCGGACTGTCGTCGTAGCCGGCGTGGTGCACACGGCCCAGAACGACTGACTGTTGCGGCTACCGCCACCTGCGACGCCGGTGCCGCTGGGCGGCGAGGAGACGAGCGCGGAGTTGCCGCCAGCGATCTCGATCACGGTGGAGAACAGGTCAGCCGGTGCGACGAGCGCGTCCGAGCTGCGGCCAGGCGTCGAGACCTTGGGGCCAGCCACGACCATGGGGACGTTTGTGCCGAGGTCGTAGACGGTGTACTTGGACTTCAGGCCGTTCAAGCCTTGAGCGACGTTGCTCTTGTCGGTGCCGTTGTCGGACCACAGGATCACGACGGTGTTGGCGCGTTGCTCTTGCGGGATGCCATTCAGCAGCACCCCGAACAAGTAGTCGGTGGCCTGCACCATGGCAGAGAAGTACAGCCGGCAGTTGGCCTCGCGCAACGCAGTCGAAGCGAACGAGCCAAGCTCGTCTTGGTAGATGTCCGGCAGCACGTACTTCTCGCTGTCGTACATGTACGTCGGCGGCTTGTGCATGGGGCCGTGCGGCAGGTTCAAGGGCACGTACGCGAACCAGGGCTTGGTCTGGCGCTGGATCCACTCCGTGCACTTCTGCACAGTCCACAGCGGCGCATACATGTCGACTTGCTCGAGCGTCAAGTCCATGCCGTAGTACGTCTTTTTGGCGTGCCAGCCCTCAAATGCGTAGTACCCATCTTCCGGCGCGGGGTTGCCCTCGATGCCGTAGAACTCATCGAAGCCGGCGGTGATGGGGTGAGAGGCTGCTCCGCCCATTGAGTTGTTGTTGGACAGGTGCCACTTGCCGAACGCGCCACATGCGTACGCATACGACGTAGCCTGCTTCAACGCCTTCGGCAAACAGACCTCGTTGTCCAGCAACGGCTGCGTCCCGCCCTGCACAAGGTCAGCAACCCCAGTCTTGAACCCGTACCGGCCAGTCATGAACGCTGCCCGTGTAGGCGAGCACCACGGCTGCGAGTACGCTCGCGTGAACTTGACGCCGGCCTGCACGAGCGCATCAAGGTTAGGCGTGCGAATGTTGCCGAGCGTAGAGTCGTACGACGTCACGTTGTACCGCGACGCATACACCGTCCACGCATCCATCCCGAAGTCGTCCGGCACTACCACAAGGATGTTAGGTCTGGTCATAGCAGTCAGCGACACAGGCGGGATAGACGGCACGCACACCATGTCCGCCAAAAAGGCGCTTTTCGTCAAGCACAAACCGACATTTTCCCACACTCCTAACTACCTACCACCACCAGCATTAGCACACAGCTTCACAACCATCACTTGCCAACCCTTGACCGTACTTGCTACAACCCCCACACCCCCACAGCGCTAGCGTTAGCCCCCACGTCAGCGTGTGAGCTTGAGCCACACACCACCAACGCTGTCAACTTGCGCAACAGGGTGTTGCCAAATGCAACAGCCGCCTGCCCTCCCGCACGCTAGCACACACAAAACGTCAGCC